AAAAGCCTGTCGAGAGTGAAAGTATGGGAGAGATAAACAAAGCTATTGAAAGGTTTTTGACGGTAAGCTCCGGCTCCGGCTACGGCTCCGGCTACGGCTACGGCTACGGCTCCGGCTACGGCTACGGCTCCGGCTACGGCTACGGCGACGGCTCCGGCTCCGGCTCCGGCGACGGCTCCGACATCGGCAATGTCAACGGCATGACCATACATATCATCGACGGCGTACAGACCGTTCTGACTGCTGTACATGGAAATGTCGCCAAAGGTTTTGTGCTGCAGGGAGATCTGACTTTGAAGCCCTGTTGTGTTGCAAAGGGCAACGGTCTGTTTGCCCACGGCGAAACCCTCCGGGATGCGATGCAGGCTCTGACAGACAAGATGTTCGATGATATGCCCGAGGAAGAACGGATTGCGGAGTTTATCAAGGCGCATCCTGATAAGGAACAGCTGTATCCTCATAAGGATCTGTTTGACTGGCACCATCGCCTGACCGGTTCCTGCGAAATGGGCCGGAAAGCATTTATGAAGGATAACGGTTTTGAAATGGACGGGAGTTCTACCGTTACATTTTTCATTGAGAAAACAAGAAACGCCTACAACGGTTCCGTGATCCGGAATCTGGAAAAGGCATACGAAGAAAAGGAGAAGCAAAATGCTGAAATATGAGCATAACGGGCTGATCGACCGGCTGGAAATGCACGGCAATATGGATGATATCATTGCCGAGGTTACATATCTGATTCGCCGTGCATACAAGGTGATTGAAAAGAATCATCCTGACGCAGCGGAAGAATTCAAGAGCATGGTGACGAAGATCGTCGGCGATCCTGAGAGTCCTGTATGGGCGGATCATAACGGCATAGCAGACAAGCTGGCCCAAAAGCTGGAGGAAGTTCTCGAGATGCTGAAATCTCGGAATCAGGACAAGGAATAAAAGAAAAAAGCCGCTCACGGTGGGGAAGACCGTGGGCGGCAAACCTAAATATAAGTTCTTTTTTATTTTATCAGACAGGGAGGAAATGTCAATGGCTGATCAGAAAGAAAACCGTGAGTATTGGGAAATCCGCCGGGGCAGTGAGGTGCTGTGCAGCAGCACTGTACCGTTCTTTGGATATTCCGCCCGTGTGATTTTGGATATGTACGCAGCGGGTTATTCCTGCTATCGGAATGGAAACCGGGTGAAGAAATGCGAGCTGATGTTGGCATAAATCCGGATTTTGATTATCTTCTGGATCCCCAGCAGAAAAGACCTGTTGGATTTTGCATTCGCTGCGGCCGGGAGATATACAGGGGCAATCCCCATGATCTTTGCTGGGATTGTTTCGATTCTGTGGAGGAAACAAATAATGAATCATAATCTTGAAACCGCTCCGGTGCTGGAATGCAGCCAACCGGCGGTGATCAATCAGAACCTTATGGATGTGGGCGCGAATGTTCTGCGCATCACAAGACGCCTGGAAGAACTGCCTCGTGAAAGAGGAAGCCTTTCAGAGGTAAAGGCTATCCGGGCACAGCTGAACAAGGATATTGCATCATGGGAGACACAGCGCAAACTTGCCAGGGCTGCCGCATTGGTTCAATATGAGCAGGCCAATCAGGTCTATCAGGATGTGGTTGCCGGGCCGCTGAAACGGGCAGAGGGCCTATGCAAGGACTTCGTGGAATGTGTTGAAGGTGAAGCCAAGCAAAAATGCGAAGCTTTTCTCAGGGAGTACTTTCGGGAACTGTGTCAGGCAAAGGGAATATACTGGCTGCCCTTTGAGCGGCTGGGTATCAAAGTAACTCTGGCAATGGCTGATCAGAAGGAACCGAAAAAGGCCATGGAAATGATCCGGCAGAAGGTCAATCAGGTAGATCAGGATCTTCGGGTTATCACCGGCATGGAGAATTATGCCGATATTCTGGCGGAGTATGAAAAGACACTGGATTTGTCATCTGCTATTTCCAATGTAAACTATCGGAAGCAGGCTGCGCAGATCATGCAGGGCAATAAAGCGGAGTGGGACAAGGTTCAGCAGGAGAATCATAAGACCATGCAGCATCTCTCCACAAAGGCCCCTGAGGCAGTACAGGTCATCCAGCAGGAGCAGGAAAAGAGATTCCAGGTAACATTTGCCGTTACAGCCACAATGCCCATGCTGCGGGGCCTGAAAGCCTTTCTGGACGGTCACAACTACGAATATCAGGAGGTCAATGAATAAATGGATAACAACGAAATGATGGTTCAGGGCGGCTACGGACAGCCCCAGATGATGGTCGGCAATGGCGTAGGTATGGCAATGACCTCCACCCGGGAGTCGCAGGAGGTACAGGCCGCCGTATTCATGGCAAAGCGGTTTCCCCGGGATGAAAACCAGGCACTCGCCAGAATCGGCCAGAGCTGCAAGCGCCGGGGTCTGGCCGAAAAGGCCATTTATACATATCCCAAGGGCGGTCAGAACGTCACCGGCCCTTCTATCCGTCTGGCGGAGGCTATTGCCCAGAGCTGGGGCAATCTGCAGTGTGGTGTGGTGGAACTGAGCCAGGAGCCGGGTGAATCCACCTGTATGGCATATTGCTGGGACATTGAAACCAATTTCCGGGATACCAAGGTGTTCACCGTTCCCCACACCATCCAGACCAAGAAGGGCGCGAAGGTTCTGACCGACCCGCGGGATATCTATGAGCATGTAGCAAATCAGGGCGCCCGGCGAAAGCGTGCCTGTATTCTGGCTGTCATTCCCAAGGATGTTGTGGACAGTGCATTGGAAGTCTGCCAGAAAACTCTTGCTTCCGGATACAAGGAACCGCTGATCGACCGGCTGCGTAAGATGGTCGATGTGTTCCAGAGTGAATTTTCCGTGCCGCTGGTGAGCATTGAGAAGTATATCGGCTACAAGCTGGACAGCTTTACGGAAATGGATATGGTCACTCTCCGGGGCGTATACACGGCCCTGAAGGACGGAACCGCAAAGCGTGAGGATTATTTCGATCTTCCCAAGGCTACTTCTGCGGAACCGGAAGTGAATCCTGCCGAGCCGGAGAAGGTGAGCCTGAGTGACGTATGAGATCATTGCCACAGGCAGCAGAGGGAATGCCGTTCTTTTGAACGGCAAATACCTTTTTGATTGCGGGGTGCCTTATGATACTCTGAAACGTTATGCAAAGGGCCTTTCGCTGGTTTTTCTGACGCACATTCATTCTGATCATTTCTGGCGTCATGCCATCCATAAACTCCACCGGAACCGTCCGGCACTGCTGTTTGTCTGTGCCCGGAACCTTCTGGTTCCGCTTTGCACCGAATGTGATGTGGATCCCAATAATGTGGTTCTTGTGACGCCGGGAGAGCCGACGGAGATTCATTTCGGGCCGGAGAGCATCAGGATCAACGTCTTTGATCTGGTCCATAACGTTGAAAATGTTGGCTATGCCGTGGAAGTAATCGGCGGAGAAGCGCCGGGGACTGCATTGTATGCCACGGACACCCGGTACATTCCTGTTTCTGCCCCTGGGCTGGATCTGTACATGGTGGAAAACAACTATCCCAATGAAGAAGCGCTGCAAAAAAGAATTGCGTGGAAGGCCAGCCAGGGGCGGTTCTTCTACGAGGATAAGGTGGCCATATCCCACATGTCCGGTGAAACGGTTATGAAATGGCTGTCGGAGAATGCACGGCCAGACAGCGAAGTGGTATTCCTGCATCAGCATATTGAAAAGGAGGCGGAAGCTGTTGGATGAAAGAGATGGCTTTTACTTTCACCGGTCATTTTGGGAAAGCATAGAACTGATGAAGACAAAAGACCAGCTTGCTTTGTTTAAAGCGATCACCATCTTTGCCTTAAACGGTATAGAACCGGAGAAATTAACAAGTGAGCAAAAGGCTTCGTGGGTGCTTATCCGACCTGTGTTAGCAAAAGGCAGGAACAAGGCAGCAAATGGCAAGCAAGGCGGAAGCAAAAAGAAAGCAAACAGTAAGCAAACCGGAAGCAAAAAGGAAGCTGCCGGGAATTTGCCACTATCAGATAAAGGACTAGGGAGTAATTCTAACGAATTACGACTAGGGACAGGGGATGAAGGAATAAGCGAATCGCCCGCCCCCAATGATGGAAAATTGTTTACTGCATTTTGGGAAGCATACCCGGATAAGTGTGCCCGGGATGCGGCATGGGAGGCATGGAAGCAGCTGAATCCGGATTCTGCGCTTGCTGATCAGATTATGCGATCTCTGGATGCCTGGAAAAAGTCTGCGCAATGGACAGACCAGAACGGAAAATTTATCCCCAGGGCGGCGAAATGGCTGGCTGAAGGGCACTGGCACAATATCCCGTTGCATGCACCTGAGAAGAAGGATATTCCGTTGGGTGCCTCCGGTCGTCTGGGTGAGGCGGAGTTGGAAGCAATTCGTAGGACGATGGCAGAGCCTTTGCCCCCGATGCCATGTGAGGAGGAAATGAGTGAACCATGGGACAACTAAATCCGAGGCACGGCCTAACGGGGCCGGAAATGAATAAACTGTGGGGCTATTGGTGCCGGCTGCGGGAAAGAGGATCACATAAGCAGTTCGGCGTTGACTTCGATGGATTCGCTTTATGGTCAAAGGAGCACGGGTATGAGGATGGCATGCGTCTTGTGCGCATTGATTCGGAAAAGCCAATTGCACCGGATAATGCAAAATGGGTGTCCAGGGAAGAGGCCTTGTCACTCTGTGCCAGCAATGAGATTCCAACATCTCACCCCTGCGAAACCTGTTCCAGAAACCATTACTGCGTAGAAATCTGTAAAACCAGAGCCAAATGGTGGGATGTGCAGATGGAGAAAATCAGGAAGGGGTTGAAGCTATGAAAAATACACTTGCGGACTTGAATAATTACCTGTTTGAGACTCTGGAAAGGCTGCTTGACGATAATATGTCCGAGGAAGAAATGCAGCGGGAAATTACCAGATCTCATGCGGTAACGTCAGTTGCGGAAACGGTTATCCACAACGGTGAACTGGCGCTGAAAACCATGCAGCACCTGAATGAGATGGGATACGGCAGGGGAAAGCGGGATGAGCTTCTGGCGCCGGTTCCTAAAATGCTGGAGGTCAAGTCATGAGCCAGAGATTTCCTCCGGAAGTTCATCAGTTTATCCGGGAGAATGTTACCGGCCGCACAGCTGAAGAACTGGCGGCTATGACAAATACTGCCTTTGGTACGAATTTTACCCCAAAAACCATGAAGAGCTACAAGCAAAATCATAAGCTAAAAAGTGGAACACGCTGCGGATTGCCTAAGGGCCACCCGCCCAGACAGTTTCCGGCACCTGTGGCTGAATTTATCCGAGCCAATTACATAGGCATCGGTCATGCTAAAATGGCAGCAATGCTGAAGGAGAATTTCGGCCTGGATTACAAACCATCTCAGATCAAAGGATTTTATGGGAACCATCATCTTCACAGTGGTCTGACGGGACGTTTCCAAGAAGGACATATCCCTCCAAACAAAGGGAAAAAGGGTATCAGCCACCCAAACAGTGAGAAAACGCAGTTCCGAAAAGGTCACAATCCACACAACAAAATGCCGATTGGGGCGATTACAACCAAGGCAGATGGGTACCTGTGGAAGAAAATCGGAGAAGGTAGTCAGGAATGGAAGCAGCTGCATCTGCTGCTTTGGGAAGAAGCAAACGGTCCTGTGCCGGATGGCTGCCTGGTATCATTCAAGGACTGCAATAAGCAGAACTGCGTTTTGGATAATCTGATGCTGATAACAAAGAGCGAACATTCGGTCATGAACAAACACGGGTTGCGGTTCTCAACCCCGGAGCACACGGAAACGGGACTGCTGATTGCCAAAGTGAAGATTGCTGCAAATCCAAAGAACAGGAGGAAGCATGGAAATTCTGAAAATCGTTGAGGCGCTGCAGTCTTATTCTGAGGACACTGTGGCGTATAAGCTGGACGGGAATTTTGCCTGCGCTGTGTCGGCGGCGGTGGAACTGCTGGTAAAGCAGGGAGAGCAGATTGCGGATCTCCAAAATGAGTTGCAGAAGATGAAGGAGCAGAACCGGTGGATTCCAGTGACGGAGCTGCCGAAGGAGATTTGAAGATGACCGATACTGAAAAGATTAGCTTGATCAGTAAGATGATTGTTGACTTCAGGGAATACAACGAAACGGAAGATATGAGAAGCGGTGCGGTTGCTATGGTGACGGCCATCAATTCCGTGGTGGAATTTGAGGAGGAAACAGCGAAATGAATCAGATACCATATGATGAACGGTGCAGGGTCTACACAAAGGCCCTGATCACCTACGGCGATCAGAAGCAGATGGTCAAGTGTCTGGAGGAACTGGCCGAATGCCAGCAGGCTATCTGCAAGATCCTGATCGGCGGCGAGAACTTTGACCATCTGGCAGAGGAAATTGCCGATGCGACCATTACCCTGGAACAGGTGCGGCTGATGTTCAATATCAATGACAGGGTCTGTGAGTACATGGATGAAAAGGTACTGCGGCTGGACAGAAATCTGAGAAAGGGGAAATAGATGCTCAACCATATTGTCATCATAGGTCGGTTGACGCGGGATCCGGAGATGCGGAGGACAGGCAGCAACATAGCGGTTGCCAGTTTCACGGTTGCCGTGGAGCGGGATTTTGCCCAGGGCGGTCAGAAGGAAACGGATTTCATCGACTGCGTCGCCTGGCGTCAGACCGGTGAATTTGTCAGCAAGTATTTTAAGAAGGGCAACATGATCGTTGTCTCCGGCAGGCTGCAGATCCGTTCCTGGAACGACAAGGACGGCAATAAGCGCCGGTCAGCAGAGGTCGTTGCGGATAACTGCTATTTCGGCGAAAGCAAACAGTCTGCTGAAAAATCCAACACAGGATCTTACGGCGGCAATTCTTATGGAAACAGCTACAGTGGTAGCTATGGAGGCGGTTACCCGGAGACGCAGGCGCAGATTGACCGGGTATCCGGGCAGGGATTCACCCCGCCGCCCTATCCCGGCAACAGCTATCAGCAGCAGGATTTTGCTATGCTGGAGGATGATGATGCGAATCTGCCGTTCTAAACGGCTGAAAGTGGATGGCCGCTATGGGAAAGGAATTGGATTGTTCAGAAGACCATGGCGGTGGTACCTGCCCTGGGTCTGAGCATCCATGTGATGGATGCCTGCATTGGTACGGGAGCTGCTTCAACAACAAGTGCTGCAACTATATCTTCGACATGGATAAACGCCGCCCCTGCCCGCCGGGGGCGGCATGCACCGTGAAACGCCCCATTACCTGCAAAGAGGACTTAAAGATTAGAAAAGCAACCTTTTTACATTAAAAGACTGTACAATTCTGTATTTATGCCTAATACTGAATAATAATGCCTGAGCCAAGCGCCGGAGCACCTTTTTAGGATGCCCCGGCGCTTTTTATATTTTTACGAAAGGGGCGGTTTGTTTGGAACTGCTTGCAAGCTATGTGATTCCTCTGGATCCCCGAACCAAGAAAAATCACCAGACCATCGCCGGAAAGGGGCCTGTCTGCCCGGTCTGCGGAAAGCGGGCGAAACAGTATATCCGGCAGGGAAGGGCCAATACGGAATACGCTGCCCGGGCGGCACAATATCTCCACCCCAGGCCGAAAAAGCCAATTGAGGGTACAGTACGGCTTGTCTACCGGCTGTATATGCAGACCCGGCGGAGGGTGGACGATCTGAATCTCTATGCCGCACTGGATGACATTCTGGTGCATGAAGGGATTTTGAAGGATGACAATATCAATGTGATCCGGGACCGGGACGGAAGCCGGGTATTCTACGACAAGGAGAACCCACGGGCGGAGATTTACATTTACGAATACAGGGAGGAGGAAGCCGATGGCGGCATCTAACGGAACTAAAATGTACACCGTGGACAAGTTCCTGGGAATCAACAAGTCCGGTGACGGCGAAACGGAACTGAAAATGGGAGAGGCATCCCATATGGAAAATTTTATGGTCAGCGACGCCTTCAACCTGACACTCCGGCCCGGCATCAGGCGGGTGGACTTCAGCCAGGCACGGACACCGGCACCGATTCTGGCAAGCTGGGCAGGTCATGTGGGTGAACCGGAATATTTCGTGATCTGTGACTTCGCAGATGGTCAGGACAGACTATTCCTCTATACCCGGAGGGATACGGGAGAGCATGAACTTTTCCTGCAGCAGGACGGCGCTCTGGGGCTGAAAAGCGCAGAGAATGCGAAGGTGAAAATCTTCGCCTTTGCCGGCAAGCTGTATGTGATGAGCGCGGCAAAGACGGTGGCCTTTGAAAACGGTACATTCAGGGAGCAGGTGCCCTACGTTCCTCTGGTGATTATCGGTGCAGCGCCATCCGGCGGCGGCACCACACTGGAAAATCTGAATCTGCTTTCCTCCATGCGGCGGATGGAATTCAGCGGTGACGGAGAATCTACAGACTATTATTTCCCGGCGGAAGCCAGGGCGGTGGTTTCCGTAAAGGTGGACAACATCGGCCAGAACATGAACGATGTGGGAACCTTTGACGCGGTGAAGAATATTTTCCATTTCAATGCGGCGCCTGCAAAGGGTGTCGGCAATGTGGAATTTACCTATGACACCAACGCGGCCATCGCGGAAGAAAACCGAATGCGGATCGTGAACTGTCCGCTGGTGGAAGCTTACAACGGTTCCACCGACACCAGACTGTTTGTGGCCGGTGACGGCAGCAATATCTGCTATTACTCCGGTGTGACGCAGGCCGGTGAAGCGACGGCCATGTACTTTCCTGCCATGAACGAGGTCGCTGTGGATATGTCCGACTCGCCCGTGACCGGTCTTGTGCGCCATTACAGCAAGCTTCTGGTATTTAAACCGGACGGTACATACACCATCAGTTATGAGCCGGTGACACTGGCAGACGGAAATACGGTGGCAGGCTTTTATCTGCGGTCTGCGAACCGGGAATTCGGCAATGATGTGCTGGGCCAGGTGCAGACCGTCAACAACTATCCCAGAACCATCACCAAAGACGGTATCTATGAATGGCGGATCACGTCCAGCTATTACAAGGATGAACGATACGCGCAGCGGATTTCCGACAAGGTGGACGGGCTGCTGCGGGATGCGGATATCAGCAAAATCATCACCTGTGACGATAACTACCGGAAGACATATTATGTTTTCCTGAATGACAACAAGGGTACGGTGCTGGTAAACCGGTACGATCTGAGCCGGGATGGTATCTGGTGCGTTTACCGCTCCAATCTGTGCCGGAACGTTCACAGGGCCATGATGCACGAAGGTGACATGATCTTTGTAACGGATACGGAAGCCTTCTGCTTTGACGAAGGACAGACCCGTGATGCTGCTGAGGTCAGCGGAGGAACTGCGCAGCCTATCAGGGCAGTGTGGGAATCCGGTTTTATGCACTTTGGCGCAGATTTCAAGCGGAAATACAGCTCCATTATCTACGTTTCCGTGAAGCCGCAGTTCAAGTCCGCGATCACCGTTACGGCAGAAACGGACAAACGGTCTGACTATATGGAAAAGACCATTGAGAACACTGTTTTCCAGTGGAGTAACGCCAATTTCCCGGACTGGACCTTCAAGACCAATGACAGGCCCACCATCAACCGGGTTCGTCTGAAGGTAAAGAAATTCGTCTACTATAAGCTGATTTTTAAGGTGGAGGCAGAGGGCGCAGCGGCTACCATTCTGGGATTTGATCAGCAGATTCGATTTGCGTCCATGGCAAAGTAAGGAGGCAACTATGGTAACGGTACAACAGGTTTTCGATATGGCGATCCATATCATCGACGAGCAGAACGAAACCAACGGTGAGACGGTGACCGTTGACACTGCGGAATACAAATACAGAACCATTTCTATTCTGAATTCTGTGATTCCCCGGCTGCATCCCTATTCCGGCAGCTATAAGCAGACGGAAAAGGGAAGACCGGCGCCTTCTCAGCTTTATGCGGACAGCTATGCGGAGCCGGATTTTGAGCAGGTGATTCCTCTGGATGATGTGCTCAGCCTTTCGCTGCTGCCGTATTTTCTGGCATCGCAGCTGGTGAGTGCGGAGAATACGGAGCTTGCCAACTGGTGTATGAACATCTACAACGGGAATTTTGCTGATCTGCGGCATAAGGTGCCGGCAGACTTTGAACGCATTTCGACGCCCTATGGGCTGTTCTGAGAAGGGAGAACGTAAATGGCAACGGTTACAACAAATACTGCGCAGCCGGTGGGCACCGGCGATCTGGAATATGAGAAGGAACTGGAAAAGGCATACAGGCACCGGGGCGGCGGTAGCGGATACGGAGGCTCCGGATTCAGCGGTCAGGGTTCCGACTGGGGAAATCATGTCAACCGCGGCGACGGAAGCGGCTATGGCGGAGGATACGGCGGTGGAGGCAAGAAACAGAACGGTACTTCATCGTCGAAGAATCCGTCCACAGAAGATTACCTGAATCAGATTTATGACAGCAGTCTGGAGAGCCAGAAGCAGCTGCTGCAGTCCAACTATGAAACGGATATCTCCAACCTGGATGCAGAGAAGGCCGAGGCACAGCGGCAGTCTGACGAAGATCTTTCCCGCACTTATGTGGAAGCATACAAGAAGGCAAAGAATTTTAACGAGGTTCAGAATGCCTACGGCCTCACCTCCGGTGCCATGGGTCAGGCGGCTCTTGCCCAGGGCAATCAGCTCCAGGCCAATCTGACGGACCTGAGGGCAGTGCAGGAACAGGTGGATGCGGAGATCGAGCGCCAGCGGAGCATCCTGGGCAAGGAATATGCGGCCGCCATTGCCAAGGCACAGGCAGACAATGACTATCAGAGAGCGAAGGCACTCTACGAGCAGGCACAGCGGGAAGAAGAACGGCTGCTGCAGCTGAAGATGGCAGCCGGTGAACTGATGGCCAGTGTGGGCGACTATTCCATTTTACAGGATCTGTACGGTCTCTCCCGGAGCCAGGTGCAGGCCCTGGAGGAATACTACTTCCCTGAGGACAGCGGTTCCTCCGGCGGCGGTGGTTCCGGAACAGTCAGCTATGCAACTTGGTTGGCGAACCTAAGCAATTCTGATAGAAAGGCACTTACAGAAGCAGGGGAAATTTAATCTCATGAGGTGTTAATATGGCAAAATCACTTAGCCAGCTCGTCTCCGAAAAAAACAAATGGCTTAAACATGATAATCTCCCTGATCCAAAAGCAGATTCAAAACAAGTCACTGCTGCAGGCGAAGTTGACCCCGTAGAATCAGCAAATCAGAAAAGCGCTATTCAGGCGAAAAAAGATGCGGCGGAATTTTCCAAAGTGGATGAATCCAGCCTGAAAAAGCAGTCTATTCAGAATCAGAAGGATCAGGAAGAGTTTTCCGACGCACCAGAGGCGCCGTCGGCAAGCCAGATCAGGGCAGATGCTGCAAAAAAGCAGCTGGAACGGTACATGAATTCCGAAGAGCGGAAGCAGTGGCAGAAGAAGCAGCGGGAAGACCTTTATGCACAATCTCTGCTTACCGGTATCACGGACGGGCAGTGGACGCCGGAGGAGGATCAGAAGGAAGCGGATCTGAAGGCAGCGGCGGATTACTGGGAGAACCAGGTTACCGCAGAAGAAGATGCCAAACTCTTTGCGTCCAATATGCAGCTGATCCAGTCCCTTGACGATACGGAACGCACTGCCTTTGAAAAGTATGCCAGCGGTGAAATATACGTCGGCGCTGATGAAGTGGAAGCCTTCAAGGCCCTGAAGGACCGCTACGGCGACAAGCTGAATGACCTGAAGTATACATACCAGCGGAACAAAGAGGAGCAGGCCGCACGGGCAATGGCTGAAAAGACCGCTGCCAAAATGGAAAACAGCGGATGGATGGGGGATACACTGCGGAATGTGGCATCTATTGGTGCAAACCTTGTCGGCGGTGTCACCGGTACGGCGGGTAGAATCAATGAAATGTTCAATGGTACCGGCCCGTACAAGACTGCGGCGCAGTATACCTACGGTGATATTCCCGGTGTATATGGTCAGACGGTGCGAAATGAGACCACAGATGCCATCCTGGGCGGTCAGCCAGTGAACCTTGAGGATGGTATCAGCGGCAGGGAACTGGGCGCTATGGCTTATCAGGGCACCATGGGTGCCCTTGATTCCGGTGTACGTCTGGTGGCAAGCGGCGGCAATCCGTTCGTTGCTGCCGGTATGGCTGCTGCACAGACTTTTTCCAGCACGGTGCAGGAGGCCACGGCACAGGGCGCAACCCCACAGCAGGCATATACTCTGGCGGCGGTGAACGCCGGTATTGAAGCTGCAACAGAAAAACTGCCCCTGGACAATCTGCTGGACATTGCCAAGGGCGGTGCAAAGCCTGCGGCAAAGGCAATTTGGAACATCCTGAAGCAGGCCGGTATTGAGGTGGCAGAGGAAGAAGTTTCTCTGATCGGCACCACACTGGCAGAGGCGGCAATCCTCCGGGAGAAATCCGACTATCAGCAGATGGTGGGGAAAGCTGTGGTGCAGGGCGTTCCCTTTGAACAGGCAAGAGCGGAAGCTGACCGGGCGCTGCTGGAAGAGGCGAAGCAGACGGCGATTGTCTCCGGTTTCTCCGGCCTTTTCGGTGCGGCCGGGGCAGAGTACACGGCAGTCCGAAACGGAGGACAGGGAACCGCGCTGCAGCCTCAGACGGCGCAGCAGCCGGCACAGACTCTGGTAACAGAGCAACAGAGGGTCGAAGACTCCATTATGGAAACTATTACCGGGAAACCGCAGACAGCAATGCAGGGAGCACAGGCGCTTAATGGTGTGGCTGAAGCTATGACAGAGGGTACCATTGAAAAGCCGCAGATGCAGCCGGTGCAGGAGACTCCCTTGGAAGGTCAGGCCACACAGGTACAACCGGAGAATCAAGCTGATGCAGACAGCGGCAGCAGTGTAAGAACGCAGCTCAGGGAAAATCAAGATCAACTAAACACGATGGAACCTGTTGCCAGTATTCAGACGCCCCCCAGGTTTTCTGATATGCCAAAATCAGACCGAAAGGCATGGGTCATAAATAAATTGCAGCCAACCGGCTATAAGGTTGACCGCAAGGGTTTCGGCATTATTAAGTTCGCTGAGAAACAGCTGAAGTCAGCATTTAATTATTTGAAAAAGGGAAGTGCGGAGGAAGCATCCTTTGAAGCACTGCCTTATGTTCTGGAGCACGGCACTCAGATTTCTTCCCATCCTGTACACAAAGGCAGGGAATATGGGACGGTTACCTTTGCGGCACCGGTGGTAATCAACGGGAAACGGGGCAATATGGCGGTGGTTGTCAAGCAGACAACGGAAAACTTTTACAAGGTACACCGCATACTAACTCCCGATGGATCTGTATTTAATTTGTCTGAGACAACAAATGAAGCAGAACCTAGCCTAGCGGGGGAGTCACCGGAAACCGGCTCTCTTGCCACGCCCATCAGTTCTGCTTCTGATATTAGTATAAACAAAAACACCAGCGAAGTCAATGAAGATTCTGTAAATTCAATGAGTTCGCCAGTTGTGGACATTCTCGGACAGTCTCCGGAGGGTGGACAGGTAAAGGGCACCGGGGCGGCGGAGCAGAATTTCACCGGAACAGCGAAGTATGATGATCTGCTGAGCGATGACAATGTGCAAAGACACCGGAATGGTGATGTGCGCGATATCGAGGTGGCAAAAACCGATGGTCAGGGACGGCAGGTATCGGAATTCGTGGGCAACTCCATGAACAGTCGCTTGATCCCGGACAGCTTCACCGGAACCATCAAGACATTGGTTCAGGATGGCAAGGTGAGCCATGATGTGCAGAGCAATGAGCAGTCGCTGCGGCAGGCTGCCGATGAAATCGCCAGGGACGGTACACTGTACCGCAGTGTGGAGAAGGTCAGAGAGGTAGCTAAGAGCGGAAAGACCAGCGTTACCGATGTTGCCAAGGCCGAACTTCTGTACAACCATCTGGTTCAGCAGGAGGATCAGACCAGTCAGGAGATGGCTGCTGACGTCTATGTGACTCTGGCACAGCTGGCAACCAACAGCGGCCGATCCACCCAGATGTTCAGCATTTTCCGCCGGATGACGCCGGATGGTCAGGCGATGGCGCTGGAGCAGGAAGTGACCCGAAATGTCGACAAGCTGAAAAAAGCCGGTCAGGTGAAGAAGGATTACCAGCCGCAGGTCAGCCCGGAACTGCTGCAGGATTACCGGAAAGCTGCTGTGGAGAATAAAAAGGCCAAGACTCCGGAAGCAGAGGCAGAAACCATGGAGCAGATGAAGCGCTGCCAGGATGCCATCTATGCGGCAGAGGCGGCGAAGCTGCCTGCCACCTTCAAGGCCAAGTGGGATGCGTGGCGTTATATGTCGATGCTGGGCAATGCGAAGACGCAGGTCAGAAACGTTGCGGGCAATGCTATGTTTATGCCCTACAAAGCAGCCAAGGATAAAATGGCAGCACTGGTGGAAAAGACTCTGCCGCAGGATCAGCGGACAAAATCCCTGGTTCAGGATACCGGCCTTCTGAATTGGGCAAAGGCCGACGCCAAATCACAGGGCGTTCAGGACGCCATGAAATATTCTGCCAAGCTAGGGGACGATGTTTCTCAGTCCAAGCTGGCGGAGCAGATGCCGGTCTTTGAAACCAAGGAGCTGGAACAGGTGCGGAAGTTCGTGGAGAAGGTGCCCCAGGCAGGCGATATGCTGTTCAAAAACGATTACTATGCCCGGTCTCTTGCCGGATTCCTGAAAGCCAGAGGATACAGCGCAGCGCAGCTCCAGAATGGTCAGATCGATGATGCAATTCTGAATGAGGCCCGTACCTATGCCATCGATGAAGCCATGAAGGCCACCTTCAATGACAGCAATGCGTTTTCTGATTTCATGGCATCCGGTCTGCGATACAAGGGAGAAAATCCCATCGGAAAAGCAGCAAACCTTGCGGCAGAGGGCATTTTGCCCTTCCGCCGGACGCCTGCCAATATCGTGGTTCGCTTTACGGAGTATTCTCCTGCGGGTCTTGCCAAGGGTATGTGGAACATGGCAGCCCATGTGAAAAACGGCGATATAAGCGCAGCCACAGCCATTGACCAGATTACCGCGGGTCTGACCGGTTCCGGTATGATGATGCTGGGTTATATGATGGCTGCCGGAATGAATGGCGTTAAGCTGACCGGCAGCGGCACCGATGAGGATGAAAAGCGGCAGGGCCATCAGGACTATGCTCTGGAATTCTCTGCCGATGGTCAGGAATACAGTTACAGGATTGACTGGGCAGCCCCTGCCAATCTGCCGCTGTTTGTGGGCGCCAATATTTATAAGGCCATGCAGGATGCCGGCGCCGACACCGATGTATCGAAGCTGACGTCCATCATCCGGGGTATGGGTACCATGTTTGAACCTATGCTTGCTCTTTCTTGTATGAGCAGCCTGAATGATCTGGTGGAGGGCATCCGGTATGCAGGTGAGGGTGAAGCGCTCTACACCATGGCATCTGACATTGCTACCAGTTATTTCACCCAGGGTATTCCGACACTGGTGCGGCAGGGCTATCAGGCCACGCAGGAAAAGAAACAGGCCACATTTGCAAACAGCAGCGATCCAACAATTCGGGATCTTCAGGGCACCGCGGCAGGCATCCCATTTGTGGCATCCGGATACCAGACGGACAAGGTCAACGCCTGGGGTGAAACAGAGGATCAGGGCGACTGGATGCAAAGAACCTTCAATTCTTTTGTCAACCCCGGAACGGCAAAGACAATCGACAACAGCGCCCTGGAACAGGAGATTACCCGCCTGAATGAAGCACAGCCTGAAACTGTCACGCCCTATACTGCGCCTAAGGTGATCAGCTACACGGATGCCCAGGGCAATGTGCATCAGGATGTCCGGCTGACGGAAGAACAGTATCAGACCATTGCGCAGACTCAGGGCCAGACGGCAAAGCGGATTCTGGATCAGGTGATCAGCAGTGACGTTTACAAGGCCATGACGGACGAGCAGAAAGCAGATGTTTTTGATCAGGTCTATGCCTATGCCCGGGAAGCCGGACGGACAGCAGCCATTGAGGGCTATGACGGAATGGAAAACTGGATGAAGGATATCACCCAGGAAAATGAGGTCGGTGCCATCCTTGACAAGGCAGTGGCAAATTCCCTCAATAATGCATTTGCTGATCTGACGGATGACTGGGATCGCGGGAATGATGCGGCCGGGTCTGTGGATGCGCTGGATGCTGCATACCGGAATTATCTGGCAATGGACGTGCGTGACCGGACTGCTTTCTATGAGGATGCCTCCGGACGCGTCAAGTACTTCATTGATGCCAAAAAGGACGGCATGATCACTCAGACCTTTGCAGATATGTACAGGCAGTACCGGGATATCGACGGAAAGGATCTGAGCGTAAAGGATAAGGCCCAGGAATGGTCCTATGCTCTGGAAAAGGCTGTGGATGCCGGTGCCATTACGGAAAAGCAGAAACAGAACATGAAAAGCAATATGCAGTTCCGGTATTCCTTTGCGGCGGAAACGGCGAAGTTTGATACCATGATCGAGGCCGGTATCCCCACGGACAGAGCCGATAATGTCATTAAAGTCCTCAGTGACGTGATTGGCACCGGATCCAATGGCAGTGTCCGGGATATTGACACCCGGCAGGCGATTGCTAACATCGGCGATCTCAGTGACAGCGAAGTGGATGCCATTATGAAATGCTATATGTCGGACTATGATCCGGAGGCAGAGAAGAAGGAATACACGGAGCTGAAGTATGACTACATCAGACAGGTGCTGGGCCTGAGTCCGGAAGGATATGCAGAAACTTACCGCGCCCATCTGGACAACTCCAAGAAGGCCGATAAGATTGCTGCCATAATGAAGCTGGGCTATGATAAAAAGACGGCTACGGCGCTGTATAACGTCTACAGCAGCAACAGCACGGGCAAAAATGCCTATATGGGATACTATAACAGCAAGTAATGTGAAAGCCGCCCCGCTGGGGGCGGCTTTTTTAATACCATGTGGGGCCACCATAAAGGAAATCCAGAACGGCGGCGATGATGGAAACGGTGCAGAAGATGGGAAGGATCATTGTCGGCGTCCTCCTTAATCCATCTGTTCCATTACAGGCTCGACGATCTCTTCAATAGTGGGCCGGGCTGCATGACGCATCAGTTCGACAGGGTCAGCGGTGAAGGCGTCCTCACGGACGGTCATAATCTCATTGCCTGCGGTGTTGATGAAGATCTGGGCCCAGTAGCAGTCAGCGATCTTGGTGAAACCGTGAGCTTCGGCAATGCCTTCCATTTTCCAGAGCTGGGTGTTGGTGGTGTAGGTGATTGTGGTTTTCATAAAAAATCCCCCTCTTGATTTTGAGCATCAGAGGAGGTATAATAAAAATGCCTCCCAGATGCTGTGAAGTTTGGTCGCTTTCCGCGTTTGTGTAGGGCTGGGCTTTGGTGCTGGTAACACCTTCGCCCGTGACCCGGTGACTGCTGGTAACAGTTGCCGGGTTTTTTATTTCTCCTGCTGCAGGGTGGTAAGTCCGGCACGGAGAAGGTCTTTTGCGAGTGCGCTTCGGCTGCCTTGCTCCCTGGTAAAGAGTTCGTACAGCTCTGGATCCTGGTTGCGGTTGATTTTGATAGTCAGCTTAATAACATTTTCTGCTTCCCATCTGGCCTTACTCGGATGATCGGCCATTGACTTTCGCCTCCCATCGTGGTATACTTTTTATACCGCTTCGGGGGATCTGCTACATCCCCCGAAGGGGCAAGGCTGTCACCCGAGGGCTAGTCGGGAAGGCGGTCAACCAATGTCAGGTGAAATTGCCGCTTCTCGCTAGGGTCGGGGGGCGGTTATTTCTTTATCTGGTGGCCCAGAGAGATAGCCGCTATCACGAGGGTAAGTAGTGCGATGGTCTCCATTACGCTCATGGGCGTTACCTCCTTTCGTGGAGGTTGTCGCCGCCTTACGTGATTATAATAACATGGGTCGCCCCATAAGTCAACACCCAATTTCAATTATTTTTCCTCCCCCTTTTCTGCCGGATTTCTATCCGGATTCTATCATCTTTCTTTCACTCTTTTTGGGGTGGGGGATTGCTCCGCAGATGCGCTTATATTGTATGATTATTCCTTGGCACTGCCGTTTCCAGTGGTGCTTTTTCTGGTTCCTGAGCACTGCAGATAATGAGGGAAGTCTTGACAAATTCGGGGTCATGCCTAATACTGAGCATTACAAGGATTTGATAACTTTTAAGGGGTGGTTTTATGGCTGTTTCGGATAATTCCGGCAAGATTCCTGGATTTACAATCAAGGACAAAGAACTGCAGGAAAAGATTGAAATTTACAAGGCCAGAACCGAAATCGGGGAAATCCCGTTGCCCAGTTGGCCGGACTTCTGTTCCTTCCTTGGTATCGGTGATGATGTCCTGGAAGAGGTTATGGAAAGAGGGTTGACAAAAAAAGAGGATGGGGAGTCTGCATACTATCAGCGGGCCTTGATGTTAAAAAACATGGGGCACTGGTGCGAGGCTCAGTTGGTCAGCAACCCGAACTGGGGTGGCAAGATGGCTGTTAAGGCTATGTTTCTGCTGAAACAGGGATTCGGACGGTCCCGAAAGTATGTGGATGAGAAGAGCGGAAAGAAGGAATCTGTAAAGGTCGAATTGTCCTTTGGTGGCAATGATGCCAGGGCGAAGAAGGCGGCAAAGTAGGCGAACGCAACAAAATAAATATTTGGTGTCGTTCAAGTGCTGTTTTTGGTGTGTTTCGGGGTAATCGCTGGTCATAATGACGGACATTGTTTGGAATATGCCAAAATTCCATAGCTGGCGTACACTGTGGCCGGATCAATCTGTTGCATCAGGGCAGGGAGCCCAGGGCCAATAAGAACCCCCGGGGTCTGCGCTATCTATCAATCAATCATGGGTATCCCTTGCGAGACCCCCACCCCCCGGGGGTACCGGAAAAACGGGTGGGGGTATGATAGATAGTATATATAATATACCACACAGCCACTATTCCCCAATTTTGACTCATTGAGTTTCATTTGCCCGCAACTTGCCGGCCTTCCTTCACCGCATCGGAGTCGGAACCTTTTGAAAATCAATGCGTGTGTAAACTAAAGGTTAGTACTATCTTTAGATTCTACGTATTATCTAAGAATAGTACTATATCTTAGATTATATATATTTATGTTATTTATATATATTATATACAATTAGTAGCTCTCATTTGAGGCGTTAACTTGCTTGCATGAGATCCCCTTGCAAGCAAACATTTATCCATCCTCAGTCAGGAAGACGGGGCAGGGGGGAGGGGAAAACAGGCCGGGGTGGTTCTGAACAGGCTGCCAAGAAAATAATAAAACAAATCCATCTGCCCCGCACTACATACAACAGGAGGAAATTTTTGGAGACCAATGAGAAAGGGTTTCTTCTCTGCCCGAAGTGCAGAGGGAAGACGAAAACAAAGGTAATTCCCGGCACAACGGAGATGAAGCGGTTTCCTCTGTTCTGCCCGTGGTGCAAACGGGAAATCATGATTGATTACAAATAAAGCCGGAGCCTGTGCGCCAGTGCTGATACCCTTCGGGGTGTGAGTGCTGGCGCATTTTTTGTTTCCGGGAGGGGAGAACATGGCAGCGGCGAAGGCCAAAGAACAAAGCAATATCGTGGCCGCCGACTTTGGCTCTCCCAACTCAGAACCGCAATGGGAATTCTTCCTCAGCCGGGCGAAGTACACCTGTTACGGCGGTGCCCGTGGTGGTGGTAAGTCCTGGTCTATCCAGCGCAAGGCACCAATGGGTGCATATCAGTATCCGGGCATTCGGATTCTAATCCTGCGCCGGGAATACGGCGACATGGAAAACTCCATTATTGCCCCCATGCTGAAGATTCTGCCAGTGGGCACCTACCAGTACAACAAAACGGATCACATGATCACCTTCTTCAACGGCAGCACCATTAAGTTCGGCAATATGCCGGGTTATGGCGCAGCGGTTGAGGGCAAATATCAGGGTCAGGAATATGACTGGCTGTTCATCGACGAGGCAACACAGTTCCTGGAATCTGAGTTCCGCGGTCTTGCTGCTATCGTCCGTGGTACCAACAACATTCCGAAGCGGATTTATTTGACCTGTAACCCCGGCGGTCCCGGTCACTTCTGGGTGAAGCGCCTGTTTGTCGATCGGAACTTCAAAAAAGGCGAGGATCCCAAGGATTACAAGTTCATTCCCGCCACTGTGGATGACAACAAGGATCTGAAGGAAGCGAACCCTGACTATATCCGTCAGCTGGAATTGCTGCCGGAGGATATCCGCCGTGCCCATCGGTACGGCGACTGGAATGCGCTGGCCGGTGTTTACTTCGATGAATTTACCGACGGCATCCACACCTGCAAGCCGTTTCCGATCAAACCCCACTGGCGGCGCTACCGGGCAATGGACTACGGTCTTGATATGTTTTCCTGCCTTTGGGTGGCAGAGGATGAAACAGGCCGGTGTTATGTATACCGTCATTATGAGCAAAGCAACATGATTGTTTCCGATGCTGCCCGGGTACAGCTGGAACTGACACGGCCGGATGAACGCATTGAGTTTACCATTGCACCTCCGGATATGTGGGCAAGAAGCCGTGAATCCGGCAAGAGCCAGGCGGTAACGTTTGCCGAGAATGGCGTTGGCCTTCTGAAAGCAGACAACAACCGCAAGCAGGGCTGGTACGCATTGAAGGAACTGTTCAAGATCCGGCCAGATGACGGAAAGCCCGGGTTGATCATCTTCGACACCTGCGGCAATCTGATCGAATGTCTGAAATGCCTGCAGCACGACAAGACCGATCCGAACGACGTCAGCAAGACGCCTCACGAACTGACGCATGGTCCTGATGCTCTGCGCTACTTTGCCCAGACCTACACCCTGCCGGCAGACCGGGAGACTGAAGAGGTAGAGGAAGAAGAGGACACCGGCGTGATGGACTATCACACTGCAATGTGCGGGACCGGTGTTTCCAGAAGCTATATTCTGGCATAAGAAATTTACGGCCTACCATAGCCGTGGATATACGCCCAACCATAGGCGATTACATTTTGGAGGATTTATAACATGGACAATCTGGATACTGGCTTTAGTGAATTTGCAGCAGCTTTCAATGGCGAGGACGGCAACCAGACCGAAATCATGGAAGAGCCTGCGGCAGAGGAAACCGCTGAGGATGTCATCGAGGACACCCCTGAGGAAACTGAGACTGAACCTGAGGACGGTGAACCCGAAGAAAACGATCCTGCGGAGGAGGAAGATAATCCCACCTCTGAGAACCAGGAGGAGCCCGAGAAGCAGGAACCTGAGCAGAAGTTTACCATCAAGGTGAACAAGGAAAGCAGGGAAGTAAGCCTGCAGGAAATGACCGAGCTTGCACAGAAGGGTGCTGATTATGACCGGGTGAAGGGTCAGCTGGAAACCACCCGGCAGAGTGAGCAGAGCCTACAGGAAGAGCTTTCCAAGCAGAAACCTTTTATGGAGTTTCTGACCATGGCGGCGGAGCAGGCAGGTGTCACCAAGGAGCAGCTTGTGGAAAATCTGCATGTGAATCTGCTGAAAAGCAAGGGTATGTCTGAAGCGGAGGCGAAAGCAGAAATCCGGGCTGCTAAGGCTGAGAAGCAGGTGAAAGACCTGACCCAGCAGAAGGAGACTACAGAGAAAAAGCCTGATGCTGATTCCGGCATGGCCCGGGCACAACGCGATATCGAGGAGTTTGCCAAGGCATTTCCTGATGTAAAGCTTACCAAAGAGCTGGTAGAAAAGCTGATGCCGGATGTCTATAACGGTATGACTCTGACCAGCGCATATCTGAAAATGGAGAATGCGCGTCAGGCGGCTGAAATTGCCGAACTGCAGAAGAAGCAGGCGGCAGCTGCACAGAACAAGCGCAATCGCGCAAAAGCCCCCGGCAGCCAGCAGAGTTCCGGCGGCAAAACGGCAAAATCTGATTTTGATGAATTTGCCGAAGCATTTCGATAAGTAAATATTAACCAGAGCCAAGCGCCAGTGTTTACCCGATTCCGGGTGCATTGGCGCTTTTTCTCTGCACTTTGGATGGGTGAACACGGCTTGAATTTTCGAAGGAGGAAAAAAGCAAATGGGTTCTACCATTCATTTTGATGAGAGATACAAAAAGGAACTGATGGACGGTTTTAATAACGCGTCCGAAACTGACGGTCTGTTTGACCACAGTCTGGATACCGAATTCTCCGGCGTCCGCACTGTTCATGTCAAGAGCCTGAAGACTGAGCCTCTGCAGAACTATGACAGGGGCAAGAGCGTTGGCACCGGCAGCCGCTATGGCGATACCAAGGAAGTCGGCAACGAGGAGCAGACCTTCACCATGACGCAGGACAAGTCTCTGAGTCTGTCTGTGGATAAGGGCAACAACGCTGAGGTCATGGACAAGCATAAGGTTGGCGCCATTATGAAGGCAGAGCGGGAGGAGCACATCATTCCCGAGGTCGATACCTACCGACTGGAGAAGTGGGCCAAGGATGCCGGTATGCATGAGGTCCTGCCTGCGGCACCTACCAGCGACAACATCATCGAGCTCATTGTGAAGAACCGGAACAAGCAGCGGAATAAGGGCGTCAAGGGCGCTGTCTCCCTGCTGATTCCCTATGAGTATCTGGATACCCTGATGCTGGCAAAGCAGTGGATTAACCTGGATTCTCTCGGCGGTAAGACCCTGCCCAAGGGTACCGTCGGCCAGATCAGCGGCATGAACGTCATTCCTGTCACCGACGAGCGGATGCCTGCGAATGCGGCCTTTATGATGATCCACAAGAAGTCTGTTATCTCTCCCATGAAGATCAAGGACTTCAAGGGTCATGTGGATCCTCCCGGTCTGTCCGGTGACCTGATCGAGTTCCGAATGATCTACGACGCCTTTGTTCTGGGCAAGAAGGCAAACGGTGTCCTGGTTGGCTGCCTGCCCAACACCGTGGTTACTACCCCTACCATCACCATGGAGGGCGCAAACGCCACCATTGCCAGCGCAAACGCCGGCACCATCTACTACACCACCGACGGTTCCGATCCCCGGTACAGTGTGGAGGCAAAGGTTTACACCGGCCCTGTCACCCTGAAGTCCGGTGACCAGCTGCGGGCATACGGTGCAGCCGACAAGCTGTTTAACTCTGGTGTTGCCGCTCAGGATTACACTGTCTGATTCACATTATAAGGGCCGGGAAACCGGCCCTTTTCCAGAAGGAGCTACGAGATGGAGATTATTTCCGTTATCTTAAGCGGCCTTGCGCTTTTGGCTGCGTTTACTATTTTGATCCTGTTTACCCGGGAGAAAAAGCGCAACGAAAAGCAGAGGGCCGAAATCCTTGTGGAAAAGGCCAAGAGCTATGAAGAGGAGCTGAAATACAAGACTGCAATTGCTGAAGAAATGGGTAAATTTGCAGAGCGAATTTACAATCTGGAAAACGGTATTGTGCCTGATTTTGAAGAGGCAAAAGCTGCGGCAAATGCTGTCAATGACTTTAACCGAGGGCTATCCAATATCCTTGGTTTTGATCCTCTGGAGGAGGCGCGAAAGGCCAGAGAAAAGGCAATGTACGGTGGGGAGGTTGAATAATGGCCCGGAAATTTAACATTCCCACCTGCGACGAAGTTCTGAAAAAGTATGAAAAGGGATTCTCGTTTAACCAGCAGATTGGCCTTTATGATCAGGTAAAGGTCAACGAGGATTTCTTCATCGGCAATCAGTGGGAAGGTGTGGCATCGAACGGCCTGCCGACTCCTACATACAACATGTTTAAGCGCGTCATTAATTTCCAGGTATCCACAATTACCAGTGATAATATGGCAATTCAGGTTACCGGAATGCCGTCCACATCTGGCTACACCATGAAGCAGCTAGAGAAGATCTGTGAGATTATCAATCATCAGATCGCAGCTATTATGGAGCGGAATAAGATTGTCGCCAAAAACAGAGAATTCCTGAGAAATGCTGCGGTGACCGCGGATGGGTGCATGCACTTCTACTTTGACCCTACCATCGAGAACGGACAGCTGGTTAAGGGCGAAATCGTGGCAGAAGTTCTGGACAATCTGAGGGTTATGTTCGGAAATCCCAACTGCCGGGATGTGCAGCGCCAGCCCTATATTATCATTGTCCGCCGTGAGTTGGTGGAGGATGTCCGCTGGAAAGTGGAAGATTTGAAGGATATGGGCAGGGAAGACGGAGAGATCTACTGCAAAGTCGAGGATCCTGACAGCATTATGCCTGATTCGGATAAATTCCAGAATGAGTATGACAGCTATACCGATGACAAGGTTACTGTCCTGACCTATTATTTCCGGAACCGTGAGACCAAAACCATCTGGTGCATGGAATGCACGGAAAAGGAAGTTATCCGGGAGGCATACGATACCGGTCTTTCCCTGTACCCTCTGATCTGGATCAACTGGGACTATGTTCGGGATTGCTACCATGGTCAGGCAATGGTAACCGGCCTGCTGTCCAATCAGAAGTTTATCAATAAGATGTTCGCATTGGTGGGCATCAGCCTTCTGACAACTGCATTCCCAAAAACTGTTTACGACCGGAACCGTATCCGGAACTGGTCCGGCGACGTTGGTACGGCAATCGGTGTCAACGGCAATGTCAATGATGTTGCCAAGGTCATTGAAGGTGCGTCTGTGAGCCCTCAGATCGCACAGTTCATTGAAATGAGCTTCGATAAAACCCATTCGCTTTTGGGTGCCTCGGATGTTGCCATGGGCGACAGCCGCCCGGACAACACCTCTGCAATCATTGCCCTGCAGCGCGCGGCAAATACCCCTATGGAGCTGACAAAGCAGCAGGACTATCAGTGCATGGAGGATGCCGCCCGAATCTGGATCGACATGATGGCGGTCAACTACGGCATGCGAATGGTGGAAGTGAAGCTGGATATGGATAAGCCCGGGGAGCAGCCTTTGGGTATGCAGATGCCGGAGCAGCCATTCATGCAGGAGTTCGATTTCTCCCAGCTGAAGCAGATTCAGCTATCTATCAAGCAGGATGTGGGTGCAAGTTCTTACTGGTCTGAAATGGCGTCCATGCAGACTCTGGATAATCTGCTGATGAACGACCGGATCACGCTGAAGCAGTATTTGGAGAGACTGCCCAATGGCTACATCTCCAAGAAGCAGGAGCTGCTGGAGGATATCAGAGCCATGGAAATGACTCCACCTCCCGGCACATCCAGTTCCGGTACCGGAATGAGCATGGAAACAACAGCGGAGAATATGCCTGTGCAGGGAGGCAGCGGAAACGGCTCCCTGCAGAGGGCACTGAACAGAGAGGGGGCATAATCCATGGCAATTCCTGAATTTGAAGTGGATATGGACATCATCTCCAAACTGGGCGAGTATCCAGGATCCGATGATGGCCTGACGCCTGCCGGATTTAAGGCAAAATTTGACCTTGCCGGCAAATTTCTGAAAGAATATATCAATACAATCCTGCTTCCACACATGAATCAGCTGGTTGATGTGGAAGCACTGCTATCCAATATTCTCGACCCGACTCTGACACAGGCGGATAAGGCAGCTCCTGCCAAACAGGTGGGTGATATTATCCGGAACCTAACCACAGAAATCAACATTAATCAGGCAATTGCCTTTGAGAAGACAGTTCAGAGCGGTGATTACATCCTGGGTACAGATCAGGCATTTACGGCATCGCAGGTTACGGCAAATGAAGTTCGTATTCTGGGCGGCGAAGCTGTGGTGCAAGGACATGTCATGTCACTGAATGTGGGCGGATATGCCACAGTTGAAGTAACCTCCGGTATCTACGGTACTTATCGAAATGATCTGATCTGTGCCCGGTATGAACGGGATGCAGAGGGCAAGGAGTACAACAGAATCATTATCATTGAAGGTCAGCAGAATCAGATTGGCGGTATTGATCCTGCATACAGAAATGATGATGTCAATGTGCTGGGTGCAGCGGTACATGATGTGCCCCTGTATAGAGTCAAGGTAACGAATGTAGACATCACACTGGAAAAGCTGTTCGAAGTCAAAGACAGCCTGGCTTCCCTGGTTGCACAGGATGTCATTAATATGCTTTCTACCTGGGAAGGGGGCAGTTACTAATGGCAAATTACGTCCTTGTTGACGCAGATCAGATTGACAAAGACCTGAAATCAGTTGCTGATCATATCCGCGCCAAAGGTGCTACGACGGAAGAACTATCTTTTCCTGATGGATTCAATGCAGCTGTGGATGCCATTGTCATTGAAACCGGAATCAAGGTCCAGAAAAATACCGGAAGTTTTACCATTAGAGATGGAAAAGCATCTGTAAATTGTGGTTTTAGACCTGATGTTATTCGTTGCAATCGTTCTGGTGCTGAAGTTAGTTTCTATCTGGAAGGTGTGTCATCCTCTGTGGCCGGTGCCCTGTGGGATAATGAATATGAGGAATACTGGGAAATGAACCTGAGAGCATCTTCAACAGGATTCTCCGTTTCTGATGCTGTCTTTGTGTCTATTGACACAGGTGAGGCTGATACTCTTGACGGCTTCGGTTTTAACTATACTGCGGTCAAGTATACCCAATAGTTCCGCGGAGTCCAGCGGGACAGAATCCAATTTTGTATTATGACTACTATCATTACAGTCATAGTGGTCTGCTCGAGGAGGACTAAAGATGGCAACAGTGAGAATGATGCAGGGTGATTCCTATGCGCTGCTGATCAATCTGGCCCAAAACAACATACCATTAACACCCGAAATGGTCGCCGATGTGGAAATCTGTGTCGGAGAAAGTTTGCGAAAAACTCTTTCGGGCGGAGAGGTTTTCTATAACGACATTTTGAAGCAATGGTATTTTAAACCGACACAGGAAGATACACTGTCACTTGAACCCAATGGATATGATGTTATTGCCCGGATCAAGTTCAGTCCTGCGCCTGACGCGGATGTAAAAGGTATCAAGGTTGGACAGATTGTCATTATTGACACACTTAGCGAGGAGGTAATTTAGTGGCTGGATTCAATTCAATATCTGCTGCCGGCGGTGTCAGCGGCCTTGGTGCAGATTTTACTGGCGAAATGCATTTCGGCGTACAAGGCCCTCCTGGTCCCCAGGGACCACAGGGTCCACAAGGCCCTCGCGGAGAAACGGGTGCACAAGGCCCCGCAGGCCCGCAAGGTCCCCAAGGACCCCAGGGACCTCAGGGCGAAAAGGGTGCAGACGGCACCATGACCTTTGAGGACTTAACCGAGGA